AGAGATACTCTAGGGACCATAATTACCACGAATATGACTGGTAAAATCACTCGTGAGCGATTTGGCGACGCCATATTAAGCCGAATCGCTTCGGGAATACAAATTCGGTTCGATGGAGACGACCGAAGAATTATTGACTTTTAGAGAATAGATTTAAACACTTAACTATCAAGAACAAAAGAGGAATAAAATGAATATATTTGAGTACGTAAATGGAAGCCATGAAAAATATCCAGAAGACCAATTCATGCTAGAGTCGGTTGTTTTATGCTTTGATGGGAAATACCGAGTGACTTACGTCAGAAAGAAAATGCAAAATGGCGGCATGTTTTGGGATGTGATTTCAGCAAGCGCAAAGGTGAATGGCGAAAAGAAATACCTCAAGTCATTTTCGCAAGACAGCAACTTTTTAGCCGAAGACATCAAACACTTCCTTGACACTCGCGGATGGGAGAAAGGGGGTCGAGTTGCACAAAAAGACGACCAATTGCCGTTTTGAATTTGACTTACATTAATATAATGCCTATAATCCTTGCATAATACCCATCCTAGTCAAACAAATTATGCAAGGATATAACAAACTATGGAAATAGAGAAAAAATGCCCACAATGCCAAAAAGAATTCGTTTGTAAAATTCACAGGAATCGGAAGTTTTGTTCTGATGAATGTAAAAACCATGAAAAAGAAAGTCGAAAAAAATTAGTGGAATGTCTCTGCTGTAAAAAAAAATTCATGCACGGAGTAAAAAAGAAATACTGTTCCAGAAAATGTTCTACTGAACATGCGAAAATTCTATATAAATCTAATAATATTCACTTAAATGTGTGTAGTGGAACTATTGGAGCTATTGGAGAATTGAGGGTTTCTGTGGATTTATTGATCAAAGGTTTTAACGTTTATCGCGCCCTTTCACCTTCTTCTGATTCTGATTTAGCTATAACGAAAGGAAATAAATTATATAGAGTGGAAGTAACCACAGGATACTTTGATTACAAGGGAAATATCATAAACAATAAAAAATATGCTGATTCTTCAAAATTTGATATTGTGGCTGTAGTCATGAAGTCTGGAGAAATCATATATTTGCCAGAATTGGAATCTATTTAACTATGAAAATTAATCCCAGGCCACCCAGTAAGAGAAAAAAGAAGCCTGTGGCCAAAATAAAGATGAAATCAGAAGTTAGCCAAGGGAAGATAGTTTTAGACCTTCCTTTGCAAACTGTAAGCGAAGCAAATTGTTTTGAGCACTGGACTAAAAAGCATGAGCGACATAAAGCACAACAACGCATGGTTGCCCTTGCTCTTAAGCCCTTGCGTGATAAGATAAAACTTCCTTGCAAAGTGATGCTGATTCGTTTTGCCCCTGATGATCTAGATGCATTTGAGAATCTACCCATGTCTTTCAAATACATCGTGGATGCTGTTTGCTCTATACTCACAGGAGATTATCGACCTGGTCGTGCTGATAGTGATAAAAGAATTTCACTCGCATGTGATCAGGTGAAAAGTAATGAATATGGCATTAGGATTGAACTGAATTTTTAACCTGGAATGCGGCCGGCCTCGAACCGACTTATCACGACCTACAAGGAGTCTTAATTCTTAAAAGCGTGATACGTTCCCACTTACTCGCATTCATGATTACTTGGCTTGGCAAATATTTCTTTCAATGATTTGCATCCTCTCATGCAATTCGATATATTTTCTAGCCAATTCAGCATGTTTGGCGAAAATACTCTTTCGAACTTTGTCACCACTTTCTTTAACTTCTTTGACATCATCTTTGAGATAGTCTAACTCAGTCTTTTCCTCTTCAAGGAAATTTAATTGATATGCCATAAAATCCTCCGTAACGCGGTTATTATACATAACCATTGATTATATTTGCAGTTCCATAGTAAATATTCATCAAAACGAGTCAACAAGGAGAACTCATGCTAACGCCAGTAGGAAAAAGAATCATTGTAAAGCCAGTAGAAGTTAAAGCAGGTGCTCTACTTCTCACTAATCAGAAACCAACGCAATTTCATGTGATTGCAATAGGTGATGAAGTAACAAAAGTAAAGCCAGGAAATACAATTTACCTTGAAAAACATTATGGAGCTGAAATCGAGCACGAGAAAGAAAAGTTTTTAGTTATCGAGGAAACTTCGATACTTGCAAAGCTTGACTAAAATCTTTTTTATTTTCTAGGTTTAGTTCATGACAGAACTTACCGTGATATTAAAAGATTCAGCCAGAACTTATAGACAGAAATTCCTGATCTATGAGAACTATAGCGCATGCGATGAAGATCCCGTTATTCGCATGTGTATTGATGAAGCGAGAAAGAACTTCGAAGGCGAGCCTGAAAATGTCCAAATCAAAATACATTTGGAGATTCAATGATGCCTGCTCCTTTGGGTAATCAGTATGCTTTAAACAACAACGGTGGAAGACCAAGAACCTCTGTTCCTGAAAAAGAGGAACTTATTGAACTTGGTAAAGACCTTGTGGCGTGGGCTGCTGAGAAGAAAAAAGGCGAACTTAGATGTCGCTGGTGTGAGTGGTATGCAAGAAGACATTTCTTCATTCGCAAGCAGTGGAAACGCATGATTGACACAGAAGAGTTCCGGCCATATTACGAGATTGCACAGGTATCTTTAGCGGAAAAATGGATAGATGGAACGATTAACCAAGCGATCGCACAACGATACCTCCGCATCTATGATCCTGAACTCAAAGAATGCGAAGACATCGATTCAGACGATAAAGAAATCAGAAAGGCTAGTGCTCTTAAAAGTGAGACACGAGCTATTGAGGAAACAAAACAGGCTGTGCTTGCCGAGGTGCAAAGAGGAAAGAAGGTACCCAAATAATGACTAAAGACAAATGGATACAAGGGGCTATTAAAAAGCCTGGTGCATTAAGAGAATCTCTCCACGTAAAGAAAGGAGAGAAGATACCAGCTTCTAAACTCAAGAAAGCTGAACATAGCAAGAATCCCACCACTCGCAAGAGAGCAGTATTAGCCGAGACACTTAAGAAAATGCACAAGTAATGTAAAGCGGCTTTACATGCATGATAAATACATACCCACGCAAGAACAGTTAAACGATAAGCTTTATCGTCTAACTCACTTCTATTATATCACGGATAAATCAGGTCAAGAGATACTCTTCAATCTTAATTGGGCTCAGATAGATCTCTATAACAGAGAGTGGCATCAAATGCTTGTGCTTAAGGCTAGGCAATTGGGTGTTACTACATATTTTTCAATAAACTTCTTGGATGAATGTTTCTGGCATGCTAATACTCATGCGGGGATTATAGCCCATAGAAAAGAAGATGCTGAAGATATCTTTAAAAAGAAAGTGAAGTACGCGTATGACAGAATGCCACAATGGACTCGAACGTTTAACAGTGCAACAAATGATCGAAGCGGAGAGCTTGCTTTCGAAAATGGATCAAGTTACCGCGTTTCTACTGGCTTTAGATCAGGAACCTATCAAAGACTGCTTGTTTCTGAATTCGGTAAAATCTGTGCTAAGTCACCCGATATCGCTAAAGAAATTGTTACTGGATCACTTAATACTGTCTCATCGGATCAGGTCATTGCTATCGAATCTACGGCCGAAGGACGCGAAGGATACTTCTACGAGTTCAGCAAGGAAGCAGAAGCCTTATCCTTGCTTGGACGGGACTTGTCCCCAATGCAACAGAGATTCTTCTTCTTTCCATGGTATGAAGAGCCAGGGTACAGAGAGACCAGCAAGGAAATCACAGTGAGCAAAGAGACTCAAGAGTATCTCGACAAGATAGAATTAGAAAGACAGCGTGTAATTGATGAAGAACAGCGACGCTGGTATGAGATGAAACAACGCATGCTCGGCGATGCGATGAAACAAGAATATCCATCCACGCCAAAGGAGGCGTTTGAAAGTGCTAACGAAGGTCTTTACTACGGCTTGCAACTTGCTAAGCTTAGGGCGACTGGTTCTGTGTGTCGCGTACCTTATGATGATGCATTGCCTGTACACACGGCTTGGGATATTGGCCTTGACGATTTTACGGCTATTTGGTTCTTCCAAGTAGGACGTGGTGGCAATATTTCGATTATCAACTATTATGAAAATTGGGACGAAGGAGCATCGCATTATTGTGATTGGCTCAATAAACTTAAATACCGTTTTGGAAGACATATCTTCCCTCATGATGCAAGAAAGAGAGACGCTGGAGCTAAGACACAATATCTTGACCACGTTACTCCGCTCCTCGAAGGCAAGTTCATCGTACTGGAGCTCAAGGAGTGTGACAAGCTGGAAGGCATCCAGACGGTGCGCTCTATGCTATCTCGATGTGTCTTTGACGAAGAAAAGACACTTAAAGGATTCAGACATCTCGAAGCTTATAAAAAGGTTTGGGATGACAGGCTCGGATGTTATAAAAACACACCGCTTCACGACGAACACTCGCACGCGGCGGATGCGTTTCGCTATCTGGCTGTAGGGTTAAAAGGATTAGAGCGTAAAGACGGCAGAAGTGCCGATGAAGATATCAAAGCAGTTAACAGGTATTACGGCGTATGACAATTCCACCATTTAAGCCTTATGATTTTGAAAAAAAAGACCAATCTCCAATATTTACCGATCCCGATACAAGAGAAACATGGTATTTAAAACCGCAAGAAATAAATTATCTGGAAAAATGGATTGGTTTTTGCCCCACATGTAAACAACCATATACTTCAAGATGGGAGATTAGTATTCCTAGCCATAAAATATTTTTAGGAAATCGATGCATTTCTTATTGGAAATCTATTAATAAAAATAACCCGATGAATGTTGAAATCAAGCATTGCGGACATGATGAAAGTAAAGGATGGATTTCACCTTAATGTTCCAGGGGGACGAAGAGAACGGCGACATTATGGATAGGTTGAAAGAAATCGAGCTTCAAATGGGAGACATCATGGCAGCGCAACAACGGCAAGAGAATCTGATGAACCTGATTGTCCAATTGCTTAGCAAGAAGGGGAAGGCATGAGTAAAAAGCCGTGCATACAGTGTGGTAACGAATGCGAGATATTACCGGTGCAACTAGGTGATATCTTCACTCTTACATTCCTGCGCATTTGCAGTGCCGAATGTATGTTCATGGAAGCTTACGACTATCTCTATTCCATTGGCGATCATAAGAGTTTTCGCGGAAAGCTTTATGATAAACAGAATGAAGAAGACGCAGCCGAGCGCAAGGAATATGTCGATCAGGTGACAGAAGAGTCTCTCAAGATGATGAGAGAGCATTTTGAGACAAATCCCAACCTTCTTTCCACCCCAACGCCTGATTGCATTCTAAAGATGTTCGAGAGAGTTCCTCCTATTCCAATGTGTTCAAGTCAGCCAATGAGATTCACTCGTCCTACAAAGCAAGAGAAGATTAGATGGCAGACTGAACATGTAGAAAGACTCAAAGAAAGCCTACGAGATGCTTTACATGATTTGGAGAAGCTAGAAAATGAATGAAGATAATGGCGTGAGATGTTTATTTGACAGTCCAGAAGCTAAGAACTTCATTTATAGACCGCCAAATAATGGCGAGCCTCAAGCGCAGAAAGCAACCCTTGGAGTGAAGTTCGCTCAAGGAGTGCATTTTCTAGACCCGTGGGGCTTCATGCTGATTGGAAAGAGTAGATGGGAAAGAATATACTTCCGCCTTCTCCATCCGATTCCATATGCTAAACGAGGTTGGTTTAAATTATATCGCAGAATAAGGAGCCTGTTTATCAAAGATAGAATGGTTCCTTGCATTCCGCGACAATGGGTTTCAAAAGAAGAATTACTAAAACAATATCCAGAGGGAAGTAACAATGGAACAAATCAAAAGCAAGAGAACGCTACACAGCAAAATCAAGGAAATACTGGAGACAGACCCTAATATTGGGATGCAATTTCCTCAGAAACTCACGTATTCCGAAGGATTGGGCGAGCCTGTTTTCACTATAGTCATTGATAAGAGCGAGAAAGACCATTTCATTGATGAAAAAGGTCAGAAGTGGGTTAGGGGGGAAGACTAATGACCTGGTGTAACTACTGCGACCCTAAATACTTTGTTATTTATGGTTTTTGTGGAAACTGTAAAAGAAGATGCGAACCGCCTCTTTTATATCCAAAGGGCACAGTGCACGTCTCAGATTATGAGGAGTTCCGTCGCAAATGGAATGAAGAGCGCTCAGACTTAGTCATGGATGCCATGAGAAGGACGTCAAATGAAGACCTGGGACATAATTAGACAGGAATGCCCTCGATTGTACAAAGAGGGTATTGCATTTGAATGCGCTTCAGGTTGGTGTGATATCATATATGATTTGTCGATTAAAATCGAGAAGATTCTAAACGATTATGCAGAAAATCATAAGGTTTATGAAAGATTTGAAATGTTTGCTGTACAAGTAAAAGAAAAATATGGCACATTACGATTTTATATGTCTTGCGAGACTGATGAGATAACCGACCTCATACATGAAGCAGAAGCCCTATCCTCGCAGACGTGCGAGAATTGTGGTGCGCCTGCTAAGATGCGTGTTAAGAGGTGGATTGAAGTAAAATGCGATACTTGCTTCAACACAAAGATAACTTAAAGAATAAGAGGATAGAATGTCAGAAGAAAACCAATTAACGCCAGAGTTCCTGAATGAACAACCAAAGCCAGCGCCAAAAGCGCGACCAAAAACGAAGAGAGATATCTTTCATTTTAATGGTGAAAGACCTACCGCCATCAATCTTGAGCACGTTACAAACATGTCGCTCGAAGGAAAAAAGATCAACTTTAACTTCTACTCGACTGCGATTTTCGTTGAGTTGGCCGATGAAGCAGCAGCCGCATCAGTGTTTGAAGTCCTCTTAACCAATTGGTCGGCCGATGTGGTGGAATGATATCAAAGAGATTAAAGAGTGGATGATTACTATTGCTTCTAGACTAACAGGTCTAGACGTGAATGTTGACATCATCAAACAAAATCTCGAAAATGCCGATAGGTACAATTGTTTTTCTGACCGTCTAGAAGAGATGGAAGAAAAGATTGATAAGATAAGAGAGGAATTCCCTCGGTTTGAAAAGCTCGTCAATCCCGACGAGCTTGTTTCTACCTATGAAAAGCATATCATTAAAATTGAGCAGATGATGCTTGAGTTTAAGGGTTGTGTTTCCATGGCTAGAAGTGCGATAGCCGAGCGCAAAGACCAAGAGAAGGAATTTGAAGAGCTCAAAAACACCACCAAAGTAGCTAAAGACATCTACCAAGCCATGTCCAACTTCATTACTGCGGGAAATAGCATCGAAAAGCAAAAGTTTTTCAAATTAGATGCCATTTATCGGAAAATTTGTGAGCCTGAGGAGAAAAAAGCTCCTAGAAAAAGAAAACCAGCTAAGAAGAAGGCGGCTCCGGCTTCTTTATCTCAATAGTTCGAATAGAGCTATCTAGTATTTGCATAAAAAGATTTCTATAAAACATAACTTCATCAAGGGTCTTGCATTGTGCGAGCATGCTGTTTATCGAGGCGCTCATCAGTGCTGACATGGCCAGGTTACGGTCATTATCCCTTAGGACACTGGAAATGTAGGTCTCAATCTTGTTTGTCATTTCCATGACATCCATCAAATCGTCGTGCGGGATATGAGGCAATTCCATATTAGTTCCTTGCGCATAATAAATTTTATCCTACAGGATTAAATTAATTAAAAGCTATGGAGTTTCACGTGCTTTTTGCAAAGCTGACAAAGCCTCTTCTTTCGTCTCAAACTCACCAACGAGAATATTTTTATAATCTCGCATGTAGCGCGCCCGCCATTTGTCGGTTTCTTTTCGATAGGTTATACCTTTATTTTCTCCACGGGAACGATTTAATCGGTCTTTTGAAATCATATCGTGGGTATTTTCTTTTGGCGTTCCTACGAAAAGATGTTGTGGATTCACACATGCTGGATTATCGCATTTGTGACAAACAAACTGATCTTCCGGTATTTCGCCGAATGCGATTTGGTAGGAAACTCTATGAGCTCTATAAGCAATTTGGTGTAATGAAAATCGTCCATATCCACTTTGAAGAAAGGACCCTTCCCAAATCCAACATGGGCCAATATATTCAGTTTTGTATCTTTGATCTTTTGTCTTCTCGCAAATCCGAACTTTCATCCAAAACTTTGCAATATCCGCGTAAGTCATGTTTTTCATACTTTAACAATATCATATTTCGTATTTTTGTCCAAGAAATAAGAGAGGAGATTTTAATTTGAGGAATAACTCACCGATTTTTTGGCCCGAAGACAGCTTAAATGTTTCATTACGCCAAGGTATGGAAAAGAACTACTCCGACAGTATTAACATCCTACAAACGCAGTGGTACCAAGCCGACCTTAATCAGCGATTCACGATGAACGACCAGGAAGTTTGGGGACTAATTTTCCCAGGCGTCGCGACATATCGAAGGAAGATATGGAACTTCAATATCATGAATCCCATAAGCGAAGCAATCAGCGGTCAACAAAGACAGACGCGCAAAAGCTCAGCAGTAATCCCCGTAAGAAATGGCGTACAACAAACAGCCGATCAGCTCACCAAGTGTCTCTATCATAATCATAAAGAAGGCTTTCACACTACCTTCAGCGATGCATTTCAGCTAGGAGCCGTCATTCAGGGCCTTGGCTTCATGTACATGTATGGTGACTCAACGAAAGACCCATTGAGCCCAGACCCAAAATGGCGCTATGTCGACATGAAATCGTGCCTTTTTGACCCGTATTTCCGCAAACATGACATGAGTGACGCAAGGTTCTTTTGGGTAAGAACTTTCTTTGATGCTCAAGAAGCAGCCCTCATGTACCCGCAATTTGGCGATGAAATCTTATCACTTCCTAAAGGCACATACCGCGATGACAAATTCTACTACATGCCCGAAGTCTACCAAATCCAATTCCCTAACCTCATTGCATTCGATGAGTATTGGTATCAGACTAGCCGAGAAGCTACGTTCCTCGTGGACAGGAAAACCGAAGAATGCCAAGAGTTTCAAGGAACTAAAGAGCAGCTTAAAGAGATCATGCTTGCTTTCAAAGGTAAGCTCTCAACACTAAAAAAACAAGTTCCTACGGTACGCAGAAGCATTATTCTTAATGACCGCGTGATTGTCGATGAACCTAACCCCTACGGCATGGACAGATACCCAGTCGTGCCGATGCTCTCTTTCTTTACAGCAGACACACCATACTACGCGTACAAGTTCAATTCACCGATGACTATGCTTCGTGATTGTCAATACCTTTTAAATCGCTTAAAGGTTTCCAATTTGGAAATACTTGATGCGCAGCAACAGGGACTTAAAGTCAAGAAAGGCGCATTAGTAACCCCAGAAGACGCGCTTAATTCAGGCCATGGTCGCGTTCTATCCATTGACCCAGACTTCCAGATGGACGACGTTCAGGCAATGCCTATTGTGCCTCCTTCTCCTGTCATGCTTCAAATGGAAGAGATGCTCAAGGGTATCTTCTTCAACATTGCTGGTATCGACCCAAACGCCATGGGCATGGATATCGACGACAAAGCCGGCATCATCACCATGATGAGACAGGCTGCCACGGCTAGAAACCTTCAAAGGCTATTCGATCAAGCAGACGAATCACAGAGATTATGCGCCGATATCGAAATAGAGTACATACAAAAGAATTGGACTTATGGAAAAGTTAGACAAGTTATTGGTGAAGAGCCTACAGCTGAATTTGATAGTAAGATTTTCTTTAAGTATGGCTGTAAGGTCGTGCAAGCGGCTCTTACAGAGACTCAACAACAATTAGAATTAGCTCAAATCCTTCATGCTCAACAACTCTATCCTGACTTAATCCCACCGGATGAAGTCCTAGAATGCATGACTCTGCAAAACAAAGGACGTATCGTCGAAAAAGTCATGGCTAAACAGAAAGCTATGCAAGAACAGCAGAAGAAGATGGAAGAGCTACAGATGCAACAACTGCAAGTTGATAACATGACCAAAGTTGCCTACGCCCATAGTCAAGAAGGGCTAGCCAAAGAGCGTGTAGCCAAAATCCAGACGGATTCGGCTGTCGCTCAAGACAAACTGCGTCGAGCTCATCAAGAGGATACGGCGAGCTTGTTGAATGTTGTTAAAGCGCTTAAGGAATTAAAGGGTATGGATTTAGATCATTTAATGACTCAAGTCCAAATCCTCAATGAATTAAGTCCAGCTGCTAACCCCGAAAAGGAAGTAGTTGCAAGTAATCAAAATGTTGCATGAGAATAAAGTTATGAACGCATTTAAACGAGGTGTTATATGAAAGAAAAAATGTCAAAACATGGGTACACACAGGGGGACATGAAGCCTACTGTGGAAGACTACCAGAAGCCTGAGAAAGATTTTGCTGAGCGTGGTTTCAGTAAGACTACAGAGTATGTTGAAAGACAAGACTCTCGTCAGTCAGAAATGGCCAAAGACGTCAACAAACAGGCATATAAAGGCCGATATTCTTAATAGGAGAAAACAATGCCTAAACGAGAAAATTCTAAGCCTTATGCGGTAGAAGTACAGAAAGGCCCGATCAGTATGGATGAGCAATACTCAAACAACTTCCGTCGAGAGCCTGAAAGTATGATGCGCGATATGGAGAATCTTAAGATGCGTCAGGAGAAATCCACGCTAACTTTGCATACTCCCAAGAAGTAAAGCCGCTTTACATTGGGGTGGGATTGCGCAATCTCAACCCCCTTTTTGGATAAAGTCATGAAGAAGATTAAGAAAGTGATGCGAACTATAGGCAATCCCCCTCCTTTGCAAAGGATGCCCTATATCCGCAAAAAACCCTTAAAAAAGTAAACTTTTCCTGTTAATATTTCCTTTTATTTGGCATGTTAGCTCAGGTAGTAGAGCGCATCTAGTTGGCTTAGCCCTAGGTGAGGCGTAAGCGCAAGTCTTACACGTGCCTTCAATTGGAAAAACAAGGCACGGTAGACAATGTCGGGTGAATGTGATAAATGCAATGAACATGCCCTTGAATGCACTTGTGAACCATTTTCCCGACGCCAAGAAAATGATTCAAGACCATGCTATAACCACATGAATGCCCGTTTAATTCCTTTGGGAGATGGAGAAAATCCACTAGTAGACACATACGGCGTGCCTTTTTTACTTTTTTTCCTAACAGGAGCATCTATGGTTAAACCATTTTTTTTTCGATACTTCGTTAAACTTCTTTTCAATCTGAATTTATAAGCACATTCTTTGCAATACTTAACATTCCAAACATCGGAAATAAATGCACAAGAACATGATTCACAATTTCTATTCCATGAAGAAGGGATTAATGTGCCATGCCTTTTTATCCGACTATAACATCTAGAGCACTGATCTTTGTAAGAGTTTGCACTATATTGTTTTTGGCAATGTCGACATGTTTTAAGTCTTTCAAGGAAATTTCTAGATGAAAGCGGAAAAATATTCATTAATTCACCAAAATCTTAGGTTGTTTTTGTCCGTCAGGAGAACCCATCAAATGGTCTCCTCTGTAAAGTTTATTCTCTACCCAGTTGCCCTCTTCATCTTTTGTAAATCCAAAGTATTCAAGCTGAAGATTCTCCCATCTTTTAATCATTTCAACCCGACTCGGATCGAATAGGTCAGGGCTCATCAAAATATTCATCATTTGAGACCTGTGTGGTAATTCCCAACAAAAGTAAACATCTCCATTTGGATAGACGTGAAAACACATCATGTCTTGCTCAGGATAGGGGCGATACTTCGTTATCTTACGGATTCGAACGAGTCCACGCTTAAGCATGAGGTCGTATTTCTCATAAATTGCCAAGTAAAATGCTTTGCCTTCCATTTCCTTGGTTCCTTGTTCGATAGCCTCGTTGATATCCTTCACTAAATCCTTTGTGATTTCGTGATTGACGTCGCCAATTACTACTCCTCTTTCCCCATTCATTTGGGCGTCTCTATAAATAGCACCCGCGGTTTTTCGTGTCGGGTCTATTTTTGATTGGTGTTCCATTTACCTTCTCCTCCGGCTTTCCAGGAATTTTCTTTGCGAACTTTCCTAGTCCAATAATTTTTAATCATCTTTTTGTGTCCTTTCTCTGCGCATTCGCATGAACAAAACACGGTTCTCTGGCGTTTTTTCTGGTTTTCTAGTCTCAGAACTTCTTTGTTACACATCCGGCAAAACGGGGGCTTTGGCGTTCGCTTTTCCGGAGTTTTTTCGAGTTTTTTCCGATAAACACACTTGTAACAAATATTCGAATTATTTAAGTAATCGGTAAATAACCGATCTATTTTGCAACTATCACAAATCATATACCTCACTTTTATTTGACTTATAATATTTTTATTACACAAAGTCAAACATAAGGGCGTATGAAAGGCGGACAAGCCCTCCGTCACGGCGTAATAGTGGGCCTAGCCGACCACCAAACAGAGAGGAAATTCAATGACTGAGATTCAAAACCAAAACAGCGAAGTCCAAGAGGTAGCACCTCAGGTCGAAACCCAAGTCAATGAAGTGAAAGAGACACAGCAACATCAAGAGCCGGTAACTAACCAGCACTTGAAGGCGATGCGTCTTAAGAATGCCGAACTCGAAAGAGAACTGAAGCAACTGCGCGATGCTCAGATGCAGATTTTGCAAGCTCAACTTGCGAATCAGCAGCCTGTGCGCCAAGAGGTTGATGAGTTTGATAAAATCGGTGATGAAGAGTTCATTCCTTTAGGTAAGGTGAAGAAGCTAGCTGAGAAAAACACTCAGAAAGTGCTCAAAAACACCGAAGAACTCGTGCGAAATGAGGTGCAAAAAGCATTTCATAAGCAACACCAAGATCAATTCATGGACCGCTTGAATCGTCAGTACGCGGACTTCTCCGAGATCGTCAATCCTGAAACTTTATCAATTTTGGAAGAAAAGGAACCGGAGTTGGCGGCGACGATTGCGGATTTAAAAGACCCGTATAAGATCGGAGTCCAAAGCTACAAATACATCAAAGCGATGGGGCTTTCCCAATCGGCAACGGAACAGAGAAGAGAGAAGGAAGTAGACAAAGCGATTGCTAAGTCAGAGAAGGCGGTAACGTCTCCAATGGCTTACGATAAGCGGCCTATCGCCCAAGCTTTCAAGCTCACCGATGCCATGAAAAAAGACCTTTATCGTGAAATGCATGGATATGCAGCACTCGCTTGCTCGGTTCCCGAAATGACCCAATAGGTCAAAGGGAACAATATGACAGTATCAATTGCTTCGTTGCCTCCGCAAATTCAACAGCGGTACAACGCAAAATTGCTGTCAACTCCAGAGCACAACTTAATTCACCAGTTGTTTGCTACACCAGTCGAGTTGCCAGACAATCAGGGCTTCATTGATCGTCAGTCACGTTATGACAGGCTTGACCTGTTTGAAGTGCCTCTCGACGATGGCCAAAACAACCCACCACCCCAACAGCTTAATCGCGTTGATGTGGATATAAACGGCTGTCCACATATTAGTGATTGGCTGCTTGCAGCTTAATGTGCCGTGTACGTGTTTACGCAACATATATTGTGTTGACTAGACAAGTCACAATCACTAACGAGGATTAACATTGAGTCCTCGATAAATCCGCTCTGATTGAGGTGGAAGCCCTAACGTAAAGACGAGGGTGACACTGCGGAAGGCTCTAATAATTTGTGAGTATTTAATAATTTGAGTTGAATATGACATTGATGACGAATTTCGATAACTTCTTTACTAGGTGTGACGCGGATAACACCGCGAGCTGGCTTAGTATAGGTCGTTCTCATTTTCATCATGATTTCGCAATGCGATTTTTTGATTCTAAGATATGGATAAATCTTTGGAAGAAGGGTGTCAAGCGCTTCGCCTGTAAGATTGGCTTCATATACTTTTCGACGATTAAGATGTTTTCTATTTTTAGAAACAACTTTTCCCCAAAAGTGTATTCCAAGGAAATCTTGCAGCCATTGCATGATTCCAATATCGACGGAAGCAAATTTGAGAATGGTTCTATAGTTAAAAGGGTTTGGACCTGTTTTTGCTTTGACTGTGTCGATGTAAAAACATCCATCCCCATCTATATATCCGGCAAGATAAGCGAAATTCAATTCATCATTCATAATGTATACTCCTTTTCTATATTATACACTCACAATGTATTTAAAGCTACCGTAAACGACTTAGGCGAGTGGAATTCCGAAAGGAATATGCGAAAGTCTGATCTTGCGACGAAAGCGCAAGAGGGAGATCCGAAGAGGTTTCCCCGCTCACAACATATCGTGAGTCATAAAAGTAACAGTTTGCCAGTGTTAAATTCTGCGGCCGCTCGCTTGGGACAATCCCTACGTGAGACCCAGGATGCATTGCAGAGGGACAATTTGGAATCTTCTGCCTCCATAATTAACTGTGTTGGTGGAAACAACGGCGACATCCCAACTGAGATGACTATCTCAGACGTAGATGACGTCTTCACAGTCCTTCAGAATAACTCTGGAGAGTACATCACGACCATCGTGGAAGCGGAATTGCGCTTTGGCACAAGTCCGATTGGCGACGCCTACGGGTGCATGCTGACCACACGTATGATTCCTGTGTTGTACAACATGACTGGATTCATCAAGAAATTCCAGTACCCAAACATATCTCAAACTTTGAGCGTTGAGATAGGCGGAGCGAATAACGTGCGCTTCTTTGCCTCTGAGCAAGGTTCTGTCACTCCAAATGCTTCTATGCTTGGAAATGACATTGCTAACTGCTTCGTGTCTGCAAAAGAAGCCTACAAAGTTGTGTGGCAAGCAGGTGGTAAAGCTCGCTTTATCTATCTGCCTCCTGGGTTAATGTTGGCTCAGGTTAAATCTTCTCTGATTGACTTGGAACTCCTAGAAGCCGCGTAGGAGCGGGGGGACAACAAGGCGGAAGATTGATTGGTAATATATTTATCACCTGGTTATAATATACACAAAATCATAAAGGAGATTGTGTATGATAACTAGTAGAATATGTACCTCATGTAATATTGAAAAGCCTTTTGAAGAGTTTGGTAACTATAAAAAAGGTAAATGGGGAAAAAGAGAACAATGCAAAGTTTGTAAACGTATTAAAGACAAAAAATACGAGCAAGCAAATACCGAAAAAATGACCGCTAAACATGACCGATGGTACGAAAAAAACAAAGATCATGTAGCGGGATATAGAAGAAAACGATACGAAGATAATCCTGAGCCTTACAAAAAAAGCTCTATTGAGTATCGGAAGAAGAAGGACAATGAACCTGTTAAAAAATATAAGTATAAATACCCACATAAGAAAAAAGCTCATCTTTATGTCGAGCTTGCTATTCATTATGGGCATCTTATTAGGCCAGATTGTTGTTCCAAATGCGGTATTAAATGCAAGCCTCAAGGTCATCATCACGATTATGATCTCCCTCTTGATGTTACATGGTTATGTACGAAATGTCATGGTTTCGAGCATAGAATCATTCACCGTGAACGAGCAAGCGAGAAGACCCGAAAGGGAAGCGGTGCTCTGGACTCTATGGAGACATAGAGAGATAGGCAGAAATGACCTATCCGCTCGCAAGAGTGGTAACAGATTCGATAACAATGATCCCTGCATAAAAATGAATGTGCAGGTTAAACCGTCAATAATCGACTTGGAAACCTACGGCGAAAGCTATGGTGACAAGGGGCAAGCGAGGTTTTATGCCTTGGCAGCCTGAGAGACTAAATTTGATGGACGCGAAAGCGTATGCGATAGTCCAAACTACAGAGGAAACCTGTAGAGGGGAATTCGAAGCGGTTCCCCCGCCAAGTAATTGGTCAGTAGGCAAGCTGTTGCCGAAAGTAATAGAATGGTTAAGACATACAGCAGGTTGCTCGTTCTATCAAGGCCAGTGCATCACCAACGACCTCTGGATTCAAAACCTACGCTCAACAGGTATTTAAGGAGGTCAAAAATGTTACCATATTCTTTTATTGGGTCTTGGTCTTATACCAACGCCGCAACGCCAGTTGCTCAAAACATCCCTATGACAGCACAACCAGACTGGGTTTTTGTCAAGGACGTTACCAACTGGGGAGCACAGACAACCGCTGCCAATCCGATTTACTCGGAATGGTTTAGCGCGAATATGGCACAAGGTTCCTACTTAGCTCTTGGGCAACCAAGTTCTACAGGCGCCGGTGTTACCACATATGCCTCTCAAGGCACATCTGGGGGCTTCACTTTCATTGATCAAAGCAATCCTCCTACTTTTACGAAAGTAGCAATTACTGCGGTCAATGGAACGACTTTCGTCGTTTCTACAGGTACTACAACCGGTATTAACGTGGGAGACTTTGTGCGTTTGATCAACGTCACAGGGGCTCTGCAAATCAGTGGTTCAAATCTGTACCAAGTAACAGCTGTATCGGGTGGTTCAAGCATTACGCTTGGATATGCTGCTTCAGCTGCGACAGCAGGCTTAGTTGTAGCCAACGGAACAACTGGTTTCTACCAAAAGGTTTACCCAGGTCAGTTCCTTCCTAACACATTGCCAGTCGCTTACATTACGCAAGCCACTCAAGCAGTCGTGTACTTCTTCAGACAAAACCCATACACACCAGGAGAACTTGTAGATTTCCAAATCCCAACTCCTTACGGAATGACGCAGCTTAGCAATCTGACTGCGAAATCGGGAAGTGGACCTTTTACAAGCAATCCATCTGGAGCTGCTCGTGTATTGAGCGTGACTAATTCACCGACTGTCTCTTCGATCACAATCGACGTCGACACAACTGGATTTACTGCGTTCCAATACCCAACATCTGCGGCTTTCGCAGGTGGAGCATCTCCCGCAGTGTGTATGCCTGCCGGCTCAGGTGTTGTGCCTCTCGCTGGAAGCGCAACAATTCCTGCATCGCCTCCAGGAACAAACCTTGCTGATGCATTCGACAATAGATCGCAATACATCATGAACATTGGTTTGAATGCTGTAGGGGTAGCGAATGCCAATATGGTTGTAATGGCATTTAAGGCTGATTTCGTAAATGGAATCACAAATGCGTAATCAAATGGATGGGGATAATTTGTCCCCATCCTTTAACTAAAGGACGAATAACAATGGAAGTTAGAGAATTAAATAAGAAGCCAAAGAACTCGCTGCCTCCCGCGGAAAGAGATGAGCTAGTTAAGAAGATGCGTAAGGAAGACGATAAAATCGTTACAGGTATGTTCGAATTCCTTGATGCTCAAGGCGGATGGTTAGAGTTTGCTTACCGCAAATATCCAGGTGAGTCAATCCAGATGATTAAGATGATTCACGGAGAGATTTGCGACCTTCCTATGGGGATTGTCAAGCACTTGAACAATACCAAGAAGAAGGTAAGACGCTATTCGATGGAATTGCCTGCTACGGGTCAAAGAATTCCTCGTAGCTATGAAACAGTGTCCAGAGTGAGATTCACCCCAACGAATGTGCTATGAGTGCCCCATACAACTCAAACTATGGGCCTCCGTTTGGGTCGGATTTCATTCCGAACCTGCAATATATAACGAATATTACCCAGTCCGCTCCTGCTATTGTTACTTTTGCCGATAATCATAATTTTACTGTGGCGGAATGGATTAGCTTTCGCGTCCCGCCTCCGAACGGAATGATTCAGCTTAATAATCAGAAAGCTCAAATATTATCTATTACCCCGACGACTGTAACAATAGCAGTAGACAGTTCAAATTTTTATCCGTTTATATATGTGCAAGACCCTCAAGTTCCCTGCGTAGCAGTTCCGGCAGGTTCTGGAATTATCCAGGGAACTACGACGGTTACTTTAGAAGACGCATTTGATAACAAGCCGGTATTATGACAACATTTGTACCCACATATCCCTTATTCCCGACCTTGGCAAACGCTGTCACCAAGACGCGTAAGCTGACGGGTTCTACGAATTCATTCCAGGTAACGGATTCGTATATCGTCAATCAGATGCACAGCTTCTATGCCTATGACTTACCAGCTAAGTTTAGGTCTTTAAAACTTAGAGATATATACACTTTCACGACTAACGTTGGCCAAGACGTTTACCCATTCAATAGCGAACTTTATATCACAGTAGATCAGCCGTGTTACTGTGCTAAAAGAGAGATTAAATTATTTAACAATCCATGGGAATTTTACGCAGCTAATTATAATTGGCAACAATTTACTACTTTCGCAAGCGGGGATGGAACAACCGGCTCTCAGACTGGAATGATTACCAATATCACCCAGGCGACAAATGCCGTTGTGACATCTCCAAATCATGGCCTTGTTTCAGGAATCACAGTCATCCTCAATAACGTAGGAGGAATGATTGATGTCAATGGAAACGCTTACGTCATTACGGTTATAGACGCAAACAACTTCTTCATCAACGTCAATTCTACCTCCTTCGGCGCTTATACTTCAGGAGGCTCTTGGTACTCATCTCCATACAATGGCTTCACTACTGCATCGCCATTGATTGCTAGCGTTAACAATGACCCAGGAACCCTAACTAATCGCAATCTCTTCT